CATATATATCAATAATGCCACTAGCAGACGTTCCTCGTGCTTTTGCCCAAGTAAAACCAACCGCATCAGTACTCAACTGCAATGGGCTTGCGTTACCCTCTCCATCTGTCACCGATTGTAAAGTTGCGTCTAGAGGGCTGTTAATTGTACTGCCAAGGTTTAGAATGCCCTTGTAGTTTAAACCAATATTTTCTCCAAATAAATTCATAGTTATACGTAAATTAAGTTTGTTTTATTTTTATTTTGTCCTACTAACATTGCTGTCAATGTTGTTCTTTTTATGTTATTAGAAAATGCCGCTTCTCCTACTGTATTATAATATACTTTACTTATAGTATCGAATATCATTTTACTATTTGCTTTTGATATTTTTTCTTTTGTTTTTTGAGACATAACTTTACCTGTATTAGCAACTGATATAGCTTTTTTTGTGCTTTCTAACATAGTTTTCCCTGTATTTACTTCCCTAAGCCTTTGTTTATGCTCTTCCGATACAGGTTTTCTTTTCCAAGCTCTCATTCTTTCTTTAGTCTCTTCTGAAACAACTCTACCTTTTCCCTTTAAACTCATCTTCTTCTTTGTTTCATCAGATGCTTTCTTGCCTAGGTTTGCTTCTCTCAACTTCTGCTTAGTCTCATTAGTAACAGGATACTCTTTAGCACGTTTAATTTGAGCTAACTTCATTCTAGCAAGAGTTTCTTCAGATGGCTTCCATTGTTTCATCTTGTCAATAGTTTCTTGCCTTGTGCTTTCGTATTTTTCTCCAAATTTAGGCAATTTACAATTTAAACCTTTTTCTCCTAATACTTCGCATAAAAGACCGTGATGAAGTTCTTTTTCTAATAAGTTTTCTTTTGTGCAAAGTTCTACTATTTCAAAAATGTGATTATCAAAACCATACTTTACAAAAGAATTATACAAAATAGTCTGTGTTTTTGCGCCCGCTCCCTTATACTGAGTCAATCTTTTTTTATAATTAATTGAACTCCCTATATAAATCTTACTGCTAGGGCTAGTGATTTTATAAACACAAATTATTTTTTCTTTATCCATATTTTTATTTTAACCCCAATTTTGTGTAGTAGCCTCTCCCCAATTTTTAAGTGTTGCTGTTCCCCAAGTTAAGAATGTTACCGGAGGAGCAGGTGCTGCACCTATGCTCTCTAAGAAAGCAATAGCACAAACATCGTTCTCAACTACACCACCATCAGCAATAACCCTAGCTTTATATATTGCAAAAATAGAAGCAGCAGGAGAAAGTCCTCCTTTACGCATTCCTGTAATTGCATTCGCTATGCCTATTAGCAGCCCTTGCATTCTACCAGAGACCTAATATGTCAGTTGCTGTTGTTCCTGTTGCGAAAACTCTTATAACGTGTACTGGCAAGAATCCTTGTATCCCTACGAACACAACATCATCTCCTCCTACAGTCGTAACCTTAAGGTCACCTGCAACGCCTATGTACAATACGCACCCGCTGTTCTTACCATCTCCACCTCCTGGATATAATATCTCAGCTGTATCTGATGGTGTAATAGCCGCAGCTCTTCCTACTTGTAATTTTTGATATGCCATAATTTATTTGTAAGGCATAGCCTTATTTAGTTTTTCTTTTCTTGCAGAACAGCCACAGTCTTTACCCGCAGCATTTGAAACAGCCTTAACAACCTTCTTAATCCCGGTTGCTGTTGTTATCTTATCAATTGTATCACCTAATCCTCTTGATTTCATTCTACAAAGATAATTATTTTTTTTTATCTCATATGACGTTTTCTAACAGGTGGCTCGTATTCAAGACCACTGCTACGTTCAATTTTTTTATCTTTGCGCATCTCAACTCTCTCCTCTTTTTTGATTTGATTGTTTTGTTGTCTAGCTGCCTTTTTTTTCATTCTAGTCTCCTTGTCTTTAAAAACAGTAGGAGCTAATGGATAATCTCTATTCATATTTTTCTATTTTACTTTCTTGATTTTGCACCTGAGCACTTCCATCTAGCTCTAGATAAGTTGTTTGGTGTGTTAGGGTCATTTTGTTTTTCCTTTGAAAGCCCTCTTTTTATGCCAAGGCTTCTAGCACAGTAGCTATCTCCTTTTGAAGTTCCAGGCTTTACTCTTGGTCCGCCTCCTTTAGCTTGACCCGCCTGACCATAACTCACCTTCTTCCCTGAAGATGTAATCTTAACTTTTGCTTTCCCTTTTCTTGGCGTTGCCATCACTTCTTCTTTTTAGTATGATAAAGGTGTACACTACTTTTAGTATGCGTCTTACCTGTCATTAACTTGCCCTTAGCATCTTTGTGCGTTTGACCTTTGTACAGAGTGCCATCTTTCTTATAATGTGATACACCTTTCATACTTATTTCTTTTTAGTTTTAGGTACGCAATTAGGTACTTTTTTAGTACCTTTCTTTTTCATACCAATTGGTTCATATCCCTTCCAACAAGGGTTCTTCATTTTCGTTGCCATTACTTCTTACCGCACTTAGCGTACACACTATTACTTATCTGTTTATTAGATGGCAACCCAAGCTTCTCAGTCTTACCCTTCATCTTTTTTGACATAGCAGTTCCTGCTGGCATAAGTACTTTTTTCATGATTTATTTTTAGGTAATTGTGGTGCACTTCCAAATCCTCCAAATCCAGATACTCTACTAAATGCAGTATTTGCTTTTCTCTTTGCACGATTAGGAGCAAGAGCAGTTACTTTATTCCAATTCTCAACAGCCTTATTCTTGAAGTTTATTTTGTCGTAATCTTCCTTAGACTTCTTATTAGCCTCCGTCAAAGTTCCAGCAACATACTTATCTTTTTTGGCTCTTGTATCTCTTGTTGGTTTAGTTCCCATCTTTTTTATATCTTTGTTCTGCAAATTTAATTAAATTTTTTTTATGGATAGAAGACCACCACCTTACGATTACCTAAAGTATTGGAAAGTCATCAGATACTTTACCAAAGCAAAGTACGGACTAAATTCAGCCGACCTAGATATGCTTCTCTTCTTATACTCCGAGAAGTATTTTGGCAAAGCAAAATTCGATGAGTTCAATGAACTACTCTCCTGGGATGTTAATAGATTTAACAGATTACTCCGGGATGATTGGATTGTTGTGTTTAGAAAAAGAGTAGCTAACAAGAAAACACTCTACGAAATTTCCTACAAAGCACGTAGGATGATGGGGAGTATGTACAAAAAGCTCAATGGGGAGGAAATCCCGATGACTCAGTCATCCAACCCCATATTTGCTAAAAATGTCTGCTACTCAGATAAAGTCTATCGCAACTTTATCAAGGATATGAACAAGTATATTAAAGAACAACGACTACGTCATTCTCAAGAATAATGGTATACTGCTCGTTGTCTATCAACATAGTGAACCCTGCCCTCTTGTCGTAGTATATCTCGTCATTCTCTTGTATCACAGTCACTGTGCTACCTGGTTTTATAACAATACCACGCTTATATCGCATCTGATTCGCATCCTCAGCTGATAAAATCAATCCAGAGGCTGTCTTTATCTCTTCTTCTACAGTCTTAATGACTATGTATTTCCCTATTGGTCTCATTTGTCTTCGTATGTTCTTGCCATTGTTATGATGGCATTGGTTGATAATATAGTCACCGCTACCGATACAGCGTTCTGTAACGCATTCTTAGTTACTTTTAAGGGGTCTATTACACCTAACTGGTACATATCCCCCACTATGTCGTTTTTAACGTCATAGCCGTGCCCGTAATGCTCTGATGTAAAATTGTACACCTCTTCTAGTTTCTTGCCTGCATTCTCCAATATCTGCATAATAGGTGCTCTTAGTGCGTGGTACATAATCCTATCTGCCACAGACTTACTGTTTCTGTCGTATCTTAACGACTCCTCGTATAAAGCGAGCCCACCACCCGGAACAATTCCCTCTTCAAGTGCGGAGCGTACTGCACATACAGCATCATCAATTCTGTCATATAACTCTTTTTGTTCTAAATCAGTCTTCCCTCCTGCATATATCACACCAACACCACCTGATAGTGACGCTATTCTTGACAGCACAAACTCTTTATCTCCCTTGCGCACAGCATTATTGTATGCATCCTTCAACTGGTTTATTCTCTCTTCTATCGTATCAGCATTCTTTGCCACATCATCCTTGATGATAACAGTCGAATCACCTGATGCAATTATCTTAGAGGCATGACCTAAGTCGTCCATGGTGATTATACTCAAGTCATCTCCTGTCTTCTCAGAGAAATATGTCGCTCCTACAGACACAGCTATGTCATGCATCAGCTCGTGCTGTCTATACCCAAAACTCGGTGGAGCAATCACGCATATCTTCAGCCCACCCTTCACCACATTCGCAGCTAACGTGTTTATCACATTACTCGAACACGGTGCAATTATCAGAAGCTTCTTGTTTTCTTGTATCACAGGCTTTAATATCGCCTCAATGTTCAGTATGTTTGTTATCTCAGCATCACTCACCAATATGTGAACGTCATCCAATATACACTCGTCTTTTTTCTGGTCGTTAATGAACATCGGACTGGTATACCCTCTATCAACCTTTAGACCCATAGTGGTCTCATAATACGTCTCAGATGTCTGCGACTTGTCTACGGTAACTATACCTGTTGCACCTACAGCCTTGTAAACGTCAGATATGACCTTACCCAACTCCTTGTCATTGTTGGCAGATATCGTAGCAACATCCCTTAAGTTATTCTTAGACACCTTACGGCTTCTCTTCTTTAACGATGCAACAACTTTCTCTGTCTCCTTAACCAAATCCCTCAACACATCAGTCTTATTATAATTATCAATATTATCTGTACCCGCCATTACAAACGCCTCAGCTAATATAATACTGGTTGTTGTGCCATCACCTGCCGAAGTAGCTGTCCTATCTGCAGCCTCCTTCATCATCCTTACAGCAAGATTCTCTATTGGGTCGATTAAGTCAACCGCCTTAGCAACCGTTACACCATCCTTGGTAACAGTTATACCATGAGTATGATGTGGTGATTCAATTAATACAGTTTGACCAGATGGACCTAATGTACTTTTAACAGCAGCAGAAATTGTTCTTATACCATTAATTAATTTTGTTCTTCCTTCTTCCCCAAACTTTAGATTTTTTGGAGTGTAACCTGATTCATTCATTTGATTTAATTTTATGCAAATATATACTCAAAAATGTGAAATGTCAAAATGTTAAAAATAACGTTCCCTATTCTCTCTATATACTTTTATATATATTCTCTTTTTTTTTCACTCTTGGTTTAGAAAAAAAAATCAACATTCCGTCAAGATGTACAGTACCACTCAATCTCGTCAACATTAAATCGACATTTGTTGACATCTTTTTTACGCAAATAGGGCGTTTCCGAAGATTCACCCTATTTAATAATTTTTGCTAGCCGTTTGTAAACGACTACAAACGGATAATCAACTAGTCTTCATCCATACCCATCATCTTAGATTTCATCTCACCAAGGACATATCCATCTGCAATCATGTTAACTTTTTTCATTCTTTTAATCTCTTTTTTGGCATTAACTGCCTCTTGAATACCTGTTGTGTTTGTACCTCTTT